TCTACCAAATGCTTTAACTGGCAATAATCAGTTAGCCCTTGCTGCTTAATTAAATAACAGCAACAATCTTAGAAAGCGATGAAGGTAGCGTTCAAAAGATTGATGTAAAATCCTTCGGCTGCTAGAATAACCAACGGGTTCTAGCCTGAGATTAGTTGGTACGGAAAGATGAATGTTGTTTGTTCTTTAATCTTTCTCAAAACTTATGAACAAAATAAACTTGTAGAGGTTATATTAAAGTTATCACAAGACGGGGATTCGACTTCCCCCGCCTCCACTTAATATAAAGAAAGAATAATATGAGTTTATGGAAAAAGTTTTGGAAGAAACTAAAGAAAGAAGAAACTCAAGATTCTGAAAAAATACAAGAAGATAAGTATCTGAAAAAGTTAAAGAAAAAACTCAAGAAATACAAATGAGAAAAATTTGTACTTATTGTGGCAAGCGGAAAAATCTTAAAAGTTTTCCCAAACACAGTATGTACAAAGATAATCTAGATAGTAGATGCAGACACTGCATTAAAAAACATAGCAAAGTAAGAAGCAAACTACATAAAAATGCTCCAATAAAACCAGAAGTTTGTGAGTGTTGCGGTAAAGTTCCCTTCAAATGGTGTTTGGATCATGACCATAGTGATGATAGTTTTAGGGGCTGGCTCTGTGAGCCTTGTAACACTGGACTAGGAAAATTAGGAGACGATTTAGATGGTGTAATTAAAGCTGTAAACTATTTGATAATGACAAAAAATAGGAATCAGCAAAATGAATCTTTACAAAAAATGGATTCAACATCTAAAAGAGAATAATATGACATATACTGAGCATCTTATTTTTGCTCTTTTTTATGGATGTACTTGTTTATTGGCCGGATTTTATCTTATCGTACACTCTGTTTTGCCATGTTTTTTTCCAACAGCAGGAAGCGATTTGGTCACAAAATTAAGCAAACGATTCAAGGAACAACACTAGATTGTCGATACTTGACAATAGGATTGGCGTATGGTAGAATACGCTAAACACAGGAGACTATTTGGATGATTCACGATTTTAATTATGTTATGGGAATGGTGCGTGATCTTAGGGCCACTAGTAGCACTAAGGATAAGGAAGGTATTATTCTGGATTATTGTGGACACAATAGTGCCGCAGCATCTTTCACCAAGAATATTTTGCTTTATACCTATCATCCGTTGTGGCAATACAATGTTACTAGTGATAATCTCAAGAAGAAGAATCATCTTGTAGCCAGAAAAAATGAATACAAAAATTTCTTTGATTTGCTTGATGCTCTAAAGAGTCGAAAGATTACTGGACATGACGCTATCTCTGCTGTGAATAGTTTTATCGAACACTATTCCGAATACGAAGAACTTATCCATTGTATTATCGACAAAGATTTGAAAACCCGTGCTGGTGATAAGATTATCAATAAGGCTATTCCTGACCATATTCCAGAGTTTAGTGTTGCTCTGGCAGATAAGTACGAGCCTAAACTTGTAGATTGGAAGGATGGGTGGTATGTTAGCAGAAAAATTGATGGTGCTAGATGTGTTGCTATTGTTGATAGCAATGGTGATGCTACCTTCTATTCCCGCACGGGAAAAGAATTTGATACTCTTGCTATTGTTAGGGCCGGTATTAAGGCTCTTAACATTACTAATGTAGTATTTGATGGCGAACTTTGTCTGGTTGACGATGATGGTAATGAAGATTTCCAAGGAGTAATGAAACAACTCAAGAAGAAAGATCATACTATTCCTAATCCGTCTTTTAAAATTTTTGATATGATTACGCACGATGAATTCTATAGTAAGAAAGGTGAGAAGAATCGCCCATATTCTATTCGATATAGTAATCTACGAGAAGTAATGAGAGACAATACTTGTGCTTGCCTTAGTGTGCTTGGTCAAGAACTTATCAAAGATGATGACCATTTTCAAGAGTGGGTTAAAAAAGCATCAGATTGCGGTTGGGAAGGAATAATGGTGAGAGCAAACGAACCCTATAAAGGCAAACGTAGCAAAGACCTACTGAAAGTTAAAAAGTTTTTTGATGATGAATACGTTGTTTTTGATGCTGAATTTGGCCCATTCCGATATGTTAAAGATAGTGCAGAATGTGAAGAAACTATGCTATCTTGTGTGTTTATAGAACATAAAGGACATATTGTTAGAGTTGGTAGTGGCTTTAGTATAGATCAACGACAAGAGTTTTATGCTGATCCAGATCAAATTGTCGGACAAACAATCACAGTCCAATATTTTGAAGAGACTAAGAACCAAGAAGGTGGAATTAGTTTGCGTTTTCCCACGTTTAAAATTCTGCATGGTAACACTAGGTCGATATGATCCAAATTTATAAAGATCCTCATTATATACATAAATTTGCTATATACGGAGAGAGACATTCTGGAACCAACTTCTTAGAACAAACAATCAAACAGACATTTCATATAGACATTACCCATTTTTTTGGCGGTAAACACTGGATGGGATTTGCAGAACCAAATTCTATTCACTATAAAGATAGAGGTATTTTATTTTTTGGAATAGTTAGACATCCATATGATTGGATTAGCGGATTCTTTAATATGCCGCACCATGTTCCAAGAAACAACAGGAATAAACTTGAAGATTTTTTATTAAATGAGTGGTATTCTGTAGACTCAAAGAATCAAGAAATCATGCAAGATAGGAACTATGAAACAAAACTTAGATATAAAAATATCTTTGAATTAAGAAAATATAAAACAAAATATCTATCAGAAACCATGCCACTAATTGCACAAAATTATGTGTTAATTACCTACGAGTTTCTTGTCAACTATTATGACAAATTTTTAAATATTATTTCTGATAGATTTAAACTCTTAAAAAGAGGTACTGGGAGTAGACCTTTTTACAAACCATATGCAATATTAGATGACCATATTAAAAATATTGTTAATTCTCACATAGACTGGTCTGTAGAGTCTGTGTTTGGCTACTACCCTAGATGAACTAAAGAATAGTACTTGACAAGTCGATACTCTTAGTGTAGAATCACAGCATAACCCATTGGAGACTACTATGATTGTTGAGAACACTGTTATCCCGATTCAGAATACTACTCTTGATAAGAGCAAGGCTGATATTTTCTTCGCTAATTTTCCGCGAGATAAGGTTGTAGCATACAAGGACTATTGGGAAAGTGTGCGTCCACAAAATGTGGAAGATATTTTTCGTCGGTATCTCTTTGCGTTTTGCTCCGTTCATACGACATGGAAGGGTAATTGTGCCGGATATAATGCTATCAAGAATTTTGCTGAGTGGGTTAACGATCAAGAAGCATTGAAGGAAAAACTCCACAAGAGCGGCGTTGGTCTACACAATAATCGCACAAAGTATATTTGGGATTTTGCCACAAAGTTTTGGGCTAATCCTAAAGACTTTTATTTTACATCAAAGAAAGGCCACGTTAAGAAGCGTGACGAAATCGTAAACAAGATTAGTGGTATTGGTTTGGCTAAAGTTAGTTTTGCTCTGGAAATGATTCATCCTAATGAGGCACGAGTATTGTGTGGTGACGTTCATCAACTTCGCCTTTACGATATGGAACATCTGAAGTATAATAAGAGTAAGAGTGGAACCGATTCTTACAAGAAGATGGAGCGTCATTGGGTAGTAAACTGCGGAAAGCATAAAATTCCACCGTATATTGCTCGTTGTCTTTATTGGGATAATCTTCAAAAGAAAGATGATAGTCGTTACTGGAGTTTTGTTTTGGAGTCATAAATATGAGTCAAAATGGTAAAGGGGATACTCCTAGACAAAAAGGAGTATCATGGAAAGTTTGGGATAAAAATTACGAACAAATTTTTGGTAAGAAACAAAAAAAATCAAGTTGGGCAGTTGACAAGCCGATAAAGGATGATAGAATACAAGAGTCTAAGCGAGAGGATCAGTCGCGTGACTGACTCGCAAAGACGGTTGGTTGTTTAAGATTTGGAGGTTGATTATGGCTGAAGTTACTAATGTTGAGAAGCAGAGTCGTGTTCGTTGTGGTGATGAGGCTTTTCTTGAGGCGGTATATTCGTCCAAGACTTATGCTGAGATTGCTACTAAGACTGGTCAGAAGGTTGCTAGTACGATGGCTCGTTTTGCTCGTACAAAGGCCGCTCTGGCTAAGAAGGGTATTGAACTTCCTAGTATGGAACGTGCGAAGCCTACCAAGACGGTGGATAATGTCGAGGCTATGGCTGAGTTTGTTCGTCGCCTCAAGGCTCATAATAACGGCTGAGAGTCGATTGGTAGTCGGCTACAACATTTATAACGGATGAGGTACACAAGCATAATCAACCTCAGACTTGTATTGTTGTGGTCGATTACTTTTATGCCGGGGTGGCGAAATTGGCGAAACGCACGACACTTAAAATGTCGCACACTAGAAACGTTGCGGGTTCGAATCCCGCTCCCGGCACTTTAACTAATAACAAAAAGGAAAACAAATGAGCAAAAACACTCTGGAATTTTACAATGTTGGAACTAAGGTTAAGTTGGCAGATGATGTTTATGGAAATATTATTACTGTTAGTATTGGCCCTAATCATTCAATCACTTATAAGTGTGGTTGGTGGAATGGTCGAACATATTGTACAGAGACTTTTAACTCTTCTGAAATAGAGGCTGTTGTTACTACAGAAAAAACTCGCATAGGATTTATTTAAAATGAACGAACACTCTAATCCTATTGAGTTTCTAATCGAATTTGCTTGGGCAAATGGTGCTGATCGTTTTATAGTCAACAACGCCAAAGATGAATTACGCAAACTAAAAGATAATAAGGATAACGAAAACCGCTGGATCAGTTGTGAAAAAGATTTGGCTAAACTCAGAGAAGAACACAACAAACTTCTTTCTGTTTTTAATTATCCAGTGGCTTATGGTCTTATAAATGACAGACACGATCTTTACGATTTGAGAATAATGGATAATCCTCATAATGCTGATGAAAAAGTTGTACCACTCTATTCTAATAGAGAAGAATTTTTAACCGGAGATTGGAAGGGATACAATCACTATGGTAAGTTTACCAAATAAGTTTTATCGAGGGGTAGTATACAGTGATCCTGACTTTAAACATCCTAATTTTCGTTTTGTTATAGTTGATACAGTAAAAGAAGTTCAGGATGAATATGGAGAGTGGTATCTAGATATTTTCCATGATTCCACAGAATTTCTAATGCACGATCATTCTTTAGGAAATGTTTTTTATGGAGTTTATGGATCTTATTGGATAGATATTCCAAAAGGCCCAATTAAACTGTGCGAAACTATAGACTTAACAGAGGCTATACATATTGCTCAGGAAATTATGGGATCACAAATTGTTGATAAAACCCATGATTAATCCTGATTATCTTATAGACTATAGTGATTGGTTTGACGAAGGTGGTTATTGTCAGGTTTATCCAATAAAAGACAAAAAAGATTTGGTATTCAAAGAGTTTCGTAATAAAAAGAAAGCACAAGAATCATACAAATATCATAAAAAATTAGCCAAATTCGATCTTGCACCAAAAATATATAGCAAAATTTGTAAATTAGAATTCTTTCCAGAAGAAGATCTTTATCAACCAGATCCTAGTGATTGGGGATACGTTACAGAGTTAGCAAAAACTCATCATGCTAATACTAAAATAAGCATGAAGGATATTCAACTTTTAGTAGATGAAATCTATAATAAGACCGGATTAAAATTTTGGGATTGTCACTGGTATAATGTTGGTTTAGTAAAAAGAGGACGAAAAAAGAAAGTGGTTTGTATAGATACCGGAAAAGAAAGTTTTGATGGTAATGCTAATGCTTGGGCAAATCCAGACCCAGGCCCAAAATGTTCGTACTGTGAAAAGTATGAATGTAAATGTTCTAGTTAGGTGTATTATTTAGTGAGATAGTATTTCCTTAAAATAGGAGAAAACAATGCCCAAAGATTTAGATGATATTTATAAGAAAGTAGATATTTCCGCTAAAGAATTAAACTCTTTGGGTAAAGATCAAGACAAAATACACAAAGAAGTATTAGATCTTAAAAAACAAATTAAAGATATTTCTTTTAAGGTAGATGCTATGCTAGAGATACTAAATAACTTCACTATTATGTTAGCAGAAGATGATGAAGATTTAGAAGAAAATTATGATTTTGATAATGATTCGGATGAATCTTGGGTTCCAAAGGAGGACGATTTTTGGGAAGATGATACCGACGAATAACTTTGATATTAATACCGCCTTAATTATATTTATCACATATTTTATATTGGATATGTTCTATGCTTATTATATTCTTTGCATAGAATCTAGACAAAATTTAATGTCATCTTTTATGGCCGGAATGATAACTTCTTTATCAGCATTTGGCGTGGTTAGTTTTAGCCAAAATATGACCTATGTTATTCCACTATTTTTAGGGGCGTTTGCAGGAACTTACTTTACAATGAAGTTAAAAGAAATCTTGCAATCCAGAAAGCGTAAGGTTGACAACGCGGAATGACGATGTATACTTGGAGCATCACAGGACACTTGGAGAAACAAAATGAAACTTGCAGATCGAACGGTTGAGGTTCACAGTGCTGGTATTAGTGCGTCGAATCAGTTTACGATTGCTCAAACCAGCAAAATGTTTAAGATTCTGTCGGATTCTCTTTATTCCGACAAGACTATGGCAGTTATTCGTGAACTTGCCACCAATGCTTATGATAGTCATATTAGTGCTGGCAATAAGAATCCTTTTAAGGTGACGTTGCCTACTGCTGCTAATCCTAATTTTGCGGTGCGTGATTATGGCACTGGTCTTAGTCAGGCAGATATGGAGAGTCTGTATACCACCTATGGGGCATCTAATAAGAATGATAGCAACGATTTTGTGGGTTGTCTTGGTCTAGGGTCTAAGAGTCCGTTTGCTTATACCAAGAGTTTTACTACTACTTCTTATTTTAACGGTACTCAATATACTTATATTGCGGCTATTGATGATACTGGTGTGCCTACGTTGAATCTTATTCATAGTACAGATACTAACGAGCCTAATGGTCTTGAGATTAGTTTTGCTGTTAAGCAATATGATTTCCAAGAGTTTAGTCAGAAGGCTGTTAGGGTTTTTCATTACTTTAAGAATAAGCCTATTATTGAGGGTGGTGTTCATTGGGATTTTACCAAAGAATATAGCCAGCGTAATGTGGTTATTGATGGTGATGGGTGGCGTGTTTGCCGACTCAATAATGACAATATGAAGTTTCCGAATAATTATCATCGTATTCAAAGCGGCATTATTGCTCTGATGGGTAATATCGCATATCCTGTTGAGGTTTCCCATCTTGTTGGTGAGGAAAAGGTTGAGACTCCAGATCATATTGCTAAGTGGAATCGTGCCTTTAATAAGGCCGACATTGCTTCTTGGAAGAGTTTCGTAGGTGAAATTATCAATCAGGGTCTTTATCTGGAACTTGATTTTGGTATTGGCGAACTTGAGATGGATGTTAGTCGTGAAGGTTTGCAGTATACAAAATCTGTTGTTAAGACTCTGCGTGAAAAGACCCAGGATATTTTCGTTGAGTTGAAGAAGAATTTCAGCGACAAGATCGCTACTGCTAAAACCAAGGTAGAAGCAATCCAGACATATTACCAGATGAATGATCTTGCTGGTGGTTGGGGTGTTGGTGCTAGTTGGACTGATGCTTCTGGTAAAGATCATAGCATTAGTTCTGGTCAGGATATTGAATACAAGTTGGACAAGGAAGAGAATCTTTATGTGTTCAATTATCGCACAGCAGGATATCGTTCTCGTCGCATGATTTATCTTACCAACCAAATTCATCATGACACTCTTACGGGCAAGGGGTATAATTACTGGAATACTAGCGGTAAGAAGAATGGCGGTATGAAGTTCTTCTGGTGCGATATTAGTGCTACAGAAACCGCTAAGAAGATCGTCACTAAGTATTGCAACACAAATGATTGTTTTGCGTATCTTTTGGTACACACAAAGGATCATACCAATGTGTCTAATGGCTTTAAAAGTCTAGTTAAGGATGTTGGAGAACATAACATTCTTAATGTATCAGACTATCGTGATCTTATTAAAAGTAGTCCTAAGAATCGTGGCAGCAAGGCCAGTAAGGGTAGTGTTAGTGATCAAGAAATCTTTTTGATTATTGGAGACACAAAAGATACCAAGAATCTTAACTATGATTACAATGATGCTACTTTTATGAGAAGTCTTAGCCAGACAAGGCTAGATGATCTTGAAGATGAGGATGAGATTGTTTATCTTCCTATTGTTAGGTATGGTATTGCCGATAGTATTTATCCAGAAATTCATAAACTGTGTGGGTACAAGGATTTTCTAACCGGGCATAAGGTAATTGACGATACCAATATCTATGCTATTAAAAAGAGCGTGGTTGATCGTTTAAAGAATGATGGCTATAACCTTGTGGATTTTAACACTTGGTTCAAGAAGAGGCTCCAGAAACTAAACGATACCAAATTTAAGAATATCTATCAGTTCAATCATCTTGTGCAACAGTGCAAGAACGAGTATAATAGCGATGATAAGATGTCCAAGAATTACAGGGAGGGTTATCTTGACAGACAATTTCTTTTCCATATTCTGAATGTTTTCGGGCTGGAATATGAAAAGTTTATCAGCAAGCGTAGCGTTGTTGATACTATTAATAGTCTAATGATTGTAGAGTTTTTCGCGGACACTATTCATCATGAAAGTTTTGATATTCTCAAATTCAAGAAGGATGATTATTACTCTCATATGACAAAGTTGTTGCACGATTTTGGGGTCAATGGTCTTGATAGTGCTAAGATTAAAGAGGCCAATGTAGTCTATAATCAAATCAACGCTATGTTGTGTGGTATTTATGACAGCGGAGTTGTTGGTGAATATCAAAAGATTTTCAAGCCTTCAACCAGCGGTCAATATGATTGTCCCAAGATGGCTGATCTGAGAAAAACGATTAAAGAGGAGGTTGACAGCAACCCGATGATGAAGTATATTATGTGTATCCATCCAGTGTCGGGCAATCTGAGAGAACTTAGGAATACTAATCCTCTCAAGCAACTTGATGCTGAACATTATTATGGTCATAGGTCTGATGAGCGTTGGCTTAATAAGATGGACGATAATCATGTTGAAGAATTGAAGTTGTCGTTTGGTCAAATTATTGGTTGATTTCACAGGAAACAGGAGAAATAACATGAGTGTTCCTTTTATGTGGGTTGATGGTAATCTTACGTTGGTTCTTAATAATAGAACCTATCAGGTTTTGCCGGATCATATTAACTACAAGATGATTCTTGAGGCGTTGCCTACCGCGACCTCTGATGAACTTCTTGATATTGTTGATGTTGAAAAGGCAGTTG